AGGGTTGGCCTTGGTGATAGAGGTTATGCTCTGCGACACGTTGCATACGATGCCGTGCGCGGAGAAAAAGCGAATGTACAGATCCCCGAACTCGAGCACGTACGTTTGCGTAGTCGAGTACTGGAACGGAATCAGCCGGGAGACTTTGTTGTGGTACTTTGTTTGATGCAAGAACGCTGTGCCGGGGCGACGAGTCCACGGACCCTGCGCCACAGCCAGTGCGTTCAAGCAAGTGAATAGCGCGCTGGTATACTTCTCCAGATCTTGCCGACCTAGAAGGAGTTCGCTCCACTCACCGCCAGCAAAAGAATGCTGGATTCCAGAGGAGCGGCCCATTACCGTTGCACCAAGATCCAGTCGTCTTCCGGGAACTCCTGGGCTGGTTCTTCGATGGAACCGATGCGCTTAGCCTCTTCGATCGCATCTTGATATGCAGCGTCGCACGCGTCCATCTTCCTCGAGCTTTGTGTGATCTCGAAGCACGTGGCTTTCGCCAGGGCTGCCGAAAACGCTTCACGAAACGAAGCGTCGTACTGGTTCGGATCGTCGACTAGCGAGACGTAGCGGATGTACAGCGGCGAGGAATCCATCGTGATGATGACCTTCCCGATCTCGCTACCTTCAATGCGCCAGTCGGGAGCTATGCCGGTCTCATCGTCGCGGATCAAACGGATGAAATCATTCGGAACCGAGTAGCGATTCCAATCGCCCCACTCAGTTTGGCTGCCATCAGCCGCAATAGCAGCACGTCGAATCGAGAAGCCCCAGGTGAATTTGCGAAGCTCGTTGTCACGCACGGCGTCGTACGCGGCAGACATGGAGCGGGCGTTCGGCTGATCCTGCGCCAACGACTCGATGCGCTTGGCGCCGAGCAGTTGCAGGCCACGATTTGCAATCGCTACCTTGCTCGTTGCCATGTGGGAATTACTCCTCTATTTCGATATCGACTGCGATGTTGAATACGTTGACGACAGCGCCCGGATTCCATGCACCGATCGCCTGAAGCATGAACGTCAGCGTGCGCGCGGTGGACGCTACGGTAGTGGGCAGCAAATCACCCTGCGTGAAGTCGAACAGATTGCCGGGGATCGCACCCGAGCCCGCGCCCGACACTGCGGACACGACTTCTTGGAAGCCGCTCGTACCAGCCGTCAATGCGCCGGCCGGGCTTGTCCAGGCCGTATTCACGAACGAAAACTTAGCCGCCTTGTTGCGCGCCGCGCCGCTGATGTTCAGCGCTACGTTGTCACCTACCGCGGCAGGCAGCAGTGTATCGGACGCCTTCATCGCTATCAGCGAGAAGTCCAGCGCCGTGATGACCAGAGTGGCAGAGGCCGGCGTGATGTCGATGCCGGCGCGAACAACCTTGGCTTTGCGGACACCGAATCCGAGATCCACCGTTCCGCGCACAACAGAACCTGCCGTAGCGCTGTTGCTGATCTCGTCACCAGCAGCGTACTGCGTAGCGTCCGACGGACGCGTGAACGTGAATGTGTAGCGCCGGATCTTTTCCATCGATGCTCCTTACGAAGTCGTGTCGATGGGCCAGGAGCGAGCGGCTGTCAAGAAAGCCAAGATTTCCTGTACAGCGCAAATCAGCTTCTGCTTGCCGACATCGCCGTTGGCATTCGAGAACTTGGTGTCGTCGAACACAATCTGAACGATCTGCGAGCCCGCGAGCGTCCCGCCAGATGCCGCCGCGACTACCTGCGCGCGACCAGCTTGGAACTGCGCGCCGGCTGCCGTGTCGATAAAACCTGCGTACCTGACTGCCATGTCTTCTCCTTTACGTGCAAGTGGTGCTGGTCAAAGCGATTTGCTTCGACGCTTGGGCAACGTACCCGCCAGCGCCGTCATGCGCGGCACCGGAACGATTGATGAAGTCCTGCATTGCGGCGATGATCTGCGCGTCCGTGTAGGACTGCGCCATGACGACCGCCATGTTGGGCGCCAGATTGACGATCGCCGGAGTCATGGTTCCGTCCACGTCATTCCCCCACACACCAACCGTGGCCGAGCCGAAAATCTTGAACGACTTCGTCGCTGCTGCCGCCGGGGTGTAACCTTGAAAGTTCGTCGGAATCGCCACGCCGTACTCCTAGAAAAACTCCAGCCTCTTTGGGAGGCCGGAGTGTGTCGTCTTACTCGGGCAGGACGTAGTCGACTTCGAGCAGCACGTCGACCGGGGTGCCGATCACCGTGACGATCGCCAGGGCGATGTCGTACTCCATGTCGCCAGTGGCGCCCGCGGTACTCACTGCGGTCGCGAATGCGGTCGCCAGAGTATCCTTGCGTTGCGCGGGAGTGCGCACCGTCTCGATGTTGGCCCTGTTGTTGGCTTGGCCGAGGACCGTGACGGTACTGAAGACGGCATCCGAGATTGCGATGCCGGCCGCGCCCGGACGGTACAGACCTGCCTTGACGGCGCCGGTCGTGCTGGTCGCATTGGTCAGGTAGACCCCGAGAACGCGAGCCCGCGCCGGGACGCGCACGAAGGTGTACCACTGACCGGTGGTGCCACCGGTCATGTTGGCTGCAAGGATGATCCCCTGAGCCGTACGGACTTCGCCGCCCTTTTTCTGGACGTTGACCTTCGCGATCGGCGTCGCGTCCTGATCGGTGACGTTTTGCGAAATTGAAACTTGTGCCATGTTGCTTTCTCCTGTGTCCTATACCGGATCGCTTAGATCTGGTCGTCGCACGAAATGCGGATCTGTTTGCCGACTTGCGTACGGGTCGCCCCGAGCGTCATGCAAAGATAGACCTGCGTCGCGTAGCTTTTGTCGGCGCGCTTGGTGATCTCGGTCGTGAGATCCTTCCAGATGCCCAGGTGCATGCCGCTCTTGAGCCACACCGGGATCAGCCGGTTGCCGGCGGTGACAGTCAGACGCTCGGTGATGATGAAGTCCACCCCCATGAAGCGCTTGACCTTGCCGTCTTCGAGCACGGCGCCGTTGCTGTAGTCCTTGTTCACGACTTGGATTTCCTTCAGCAGCGAGTCGTGCTCGTAGCTGGAAATCGCGCCGTAGACAGGCTCCATCAGTTCGCCCTTGTTTGCGGTCATCAGCAAACGAATGGCGTTCTGCAGCTTGGCGACGTTCAGCGCGGAAGCGGTGCCCCCGGTGTTGACGCCGACGTCATAGGTGCCGGAACCGACGGTGCCGAAAGTCTCGGACGTGGTGCCGTTTTCGCCGATGAAGTTCGTGCCGAAGATCGCCGTCAGAAGGACGTCGTCGATGGCACGGTTCATGGCGGCTGCGCCGGCCCGAGCGTACGGGCTGGTCAGATCGATGATCGCACGGAGTTGATCTTCGTTGTCGATCAACGAAGCCCACTCGTAGTCGTTCGGGAACACCCAACGCTTGTCCTGGGACAGATCGAGCAGCGGGGTATCGGCGTGACGGCCGGCTTTCAACTGCGCGGTCGCGGAGCCAAACTGCTCGACGATCGACGCGGCTTTGCCGGTGTACGTGCCCGTGTTGACGGCACTACGCAGGCGGGAACCTTCTTGTTGCAGCAACAGTTCTACGTTTGCTTTGTACTGCTGGACTGTTGCTACGGTAATGGAATCCGGCATTGCAGCCTCCTAATAGGTTTGAAACGAGTCAGTTTTGTCCACTATGGCTGGACTTCGCCGGCTTGTCCCAAACCTTCAGGGGCCATCGCGGTCTGCGTTCGTGCGGGGGTGTGAACCTTGTCCGCGCGCCTACCACAACTTCAGTGTATCACGGGCCTACTTTTTCCCCGGCAGACCCAGTACCGGCCTCGCGCCCTCTGTCGGAATAACCCAGTCGTACCAAGACTTTGCAGTCTCGAGCACTCCCGCCGCAAAGCCCCCAACGTGATTGTTGGGGGCTCGCGCGGCAGCTTCGATGCACCGCAATTTGATTTCGCTTTGTTCCATGTCAGCCTTCCGGGTACATGATCTTGAACAGATTCGTCTGCTTCGCCTTGGCCGCTTTGTGCCCCGGATGCATCGGATCTTGCAGCGCACTCTTGGCTGTCGGATCGAGCTTCATCTTCTCCCACTCGGCCGCCGCTTCTGCCGGCGTCTGCGTGCCACTGAAGCCTTTGTTGCCGCCGTCGCCGCTTACGAAACCATCTTCGCCCAGCTTCTGCCCGAGGGTAGCCATGAACTTGATCGTGCCGGCGTACCCGAGAGCCGTCTCCAGGGCGCTCACCATTTCGCCAGTGAAACCGAGTGCGCTCACTGCCGTCTTCGCCGCATTGAACATGCGCTCGTGACCACCGCGCCATTCGTTCTGCAGCGCCATCTTGTCGGCCGCCACGCGTGTCTGATAGTCCGCAGCCTCTCGAGCTTGCGCCTCCATGCCGAACTTCTCGTACGCGGCAACGGTCGCCTTCGCCTGCGCTGCCGTCAAGCCGGCCTCGTGGAACGTCGTCTTGGCCCACGTTTCGAACGCGGGGTCGCGCGTGAGTCCTGCAGCCGGCTTGCCGAAATCGTACTTGTCCGCTGTCTCCGGCATGCCGAGCTTCGAGTACACAGCGCGCTGCCCGGCCGGGTCGTCGGCGCGCGGGAGTACCAGCAGCGTATTCGGGTCGCGTCCGATCAGCTTCTCGGCACCCTTGTATGAGTTGATGACGTCCTGCGGGTTCGCCCAGCCTTTGTTCTTGACGTAAGCGTTGCCCTCAAGATCCGTATCGGGAACGCCATGCCACGAGGGCGCCGCAGTTGTCGCCGTAGTAGCGACAGTCGTCGCCGCAGTGGCAGCGGGTGTCGCGGTGGTCGTGGTGGTTGCTGCCGGCGTCGCTGTCGCGACTACTGCTTCTGTCATAGTCCTAGCTCCTTTAGTCCATCAATGAAGTCTTGCGGGTGTAGCTTTTCCATACACAAACTGTCGCCGTAGACGCACTCTGTAAAGTGCAATCCAACCAGTGGCCAGTTCGACTGGCAGCCAGTGCATTCCAGATCGCGCGGACCAACGTAGCGGATCTTGTGCTCGGGACTCCCCAGGCGCGGGATATACCTGTGCTTCGGCAGCGTCGTGCCCAGCGCGTAGATAATGTTCGTGTCTGTCGTGCCGGCCAAGTGCAGCGTGCCGCCGTCCGTACCAACTACAGCTTCAGCGTGTCCGAGGATATCGCGCAACTCCAGCAACGTTGTCTTCTCGCGCATATCGATGCACTGCGCGAATATCTCCGGCGGCAGCATCTTCGTCTGCTCGCGGATAACGATCGGCCTCATTTCTCCATCGATCTCTGTCTGCGTGTGACTGGTCTTCGTACCGACAATGACAACTTTGTAGCCGGCTTCCAGGCACCACTTCATCACCGGCCCCATGACGCTTGCCCGGAACAACTTGTTGTCCGACGTCGCGCCGACCGGAAATACCACGTATCCGTCTTCCGCATCGATAGACTGCGGCCCGAGAGGCGCCAACGTCGGGTAGCTGCGCTGTAGCATGTCTTCCGGCTGAGCGTTGATGAGGAAGTTGAACGCGTAGTCGACCATGTGGACGCGACAGCGCGTGTGCGAACTGTGCACCGCGGTGTTCAGCGAGATCGGACCACCAACCCAATCCTTGCGCAGTGCTGATTCCTTCGGGAAGTCTATGACACTGGCGAACTCGAACTTGCCGTACGGCGCCAGAAGGTGCGCGATCAGATCCAACTGCCACGGCGGCGCCCACACTTTCAGACGCAATTCGTCGGCGAAGAACTGTCTGGCGAATACGATCGCCGGCAAAGACGTAATGACGTCACCGAGCGCCCCGTGATTCAGGACAAAATTGTGAACGTCGCTCGTGATAACCTGCGCACCGTTGCGGTAAATTATTCGTCTCCCGAGTAAAGTTTCAGCAGATCTTCCGGCGACAGATCCAGGTGATGACGTATGCGCAGCCACACTTCCCGGCGGCCTTCCGCCAGGGCGTGCGCTCGCGGGTCTTCGTGGAATGTCGACTCATTCGCCCGGCAGAACACAGCCAGATCGATCAGTACCTTCTGAGCCAGCGGCCCGTTGAACGTCATCCTGTACGCGTGACGACGCTCGGATAGAAAAACTCGCAGACGCTCAGCGATACTCATTTACCGGGCATACCTTGTGGGTTTGCTTTCGCGACGCTCGCCAACGCGGGCGCAGCATCCACCAACTGCTGCTGCTGCGCAGCCTTCTGCCGACTCTCTTGCTTGGCGTCGATCTCTTCCTGCGTGCTCGTCCATTCGGTCGGGGAGCCTTGAATGTCGAGGATCTCCGGCATCGCGCGATTGAACGCGAAGTGATCCAGGGGCTCCATATCGCCTGTCATCTTCGTGTACTCGGATGCCATGTTGAGGGCGCG